CGTAGACGTTCAACTGTTTTCCAAGTGTTTTCAATTCAGAGGTCTTGACCTGTAGTCGCTCTGTTTTGCCACCTGTTCTTCCAAGTTTTTATCTACGCCAACAATTAGTGAAGGCTTCGCGCTGCTAATTTGTCTGCCATTCTACGGTTAAAGCACTTTCTGTTTACTTTAAGTTTTAGATCCCTTTTGCGGATCCCTCCTGTACTTCATTGTATTCCTTGTACTTTATAGTAAGTGTTCTAGCATTTTGGATTCACCATGAATTCCAAATTTGTTTTGTACAAGCAGGCTGTTTCTAGCGGCGTGTGTCGCCAGAACCGTCTCAAATATGAACGTGAGGGCACGTTCGATTGTAAATATTGTATTCCCAACGGATCTGTCTACCAGAGGAAGTTTACTTCCTATGTTGAGTACTTTCGCCACCATGCGGACCTCCACCCTCATCTGCCCAATGAATTTGTGTGCTATTGTGGCTACCAAGGTACGTGCACTCCAGTGCACCTCCGCAACTGCTCACACTTAGGTGTGCAGCGTTGTGGTGCTTTCATCAAGACTACTCGAGGTTCTCATGTGTGTGACAAGGCTTTTTCCTCTTATGAGTCCCTGCTCTGCCACATGCGAAAACATCACTTCCCCGCCGACTCCATTACTTCCCCGGAGTTGGAATTCGTGACCACTTCTGTTGTTCGCCCATCATACCGTCAGTTCAGCCCACTTTCTCTTGATCCCCAATCTGGAAAGCCGGTTTCAAATTATACGGTAAGATGGTCTAACGCCTCTTGTGTTCCCGACAGTTGGTCTCTCCATCGCCCGGAGAGATCCGACACCCCCTTCAACCCCGTCATGTGTGACTTAGACACATCTGACGAAGAGGATTGTTCCTGTGTCTATCCTGACCTTCCTAAAGCCCAATTTCGCTCAGAGCGGGTAGTCGAGCAGGAGTTCTATCTCCTGCCTGACCATCCGCTCTTAGTGGAATTCGGCATTCATCTGGATTACCCTCTGAACGAAGCAGACTTTACTGCCTGCTTCCAACAGATGGTTGCGGCCAACGTTTGCTCTGTTATCTTCGCGAACCTGGCCACTACTATCTTTATGAATGCCAAACAGGAATGGTTAGATGCTGGACGTCCTCCCCAAAACATTCTCCCCCAAGCCCAAATTGGACCCTATGCTAAGATCAAGACGAAGACTCGCTTCTCTCATATGCAAATTTCCCAACTTGAGGAACGTGCGCGAAACAACTCCCTTAAGCGCACGATTTTTCGTTGTCTAATTGAAGAAACTGATTTTTGGCACGCTGGTTCCAAATTCTTGACCCTTGCCCACCAGCATCGTGATCGTGTCCCTATCTTTCACAAAGGTAACAATTTGGTTGAACTTCAAATTCACACAGATGATGGTCCCGTGACTATCATTGCCAATGCTCAAGAAAATGACTCCCTCGCCTGGGCAAAGATACATCGTGGTATCTCTGCTCAAGGTTTGTTTTCTATCGATCACAACATCGCTGACGGTTCCCAGACTTTTATTGCTGAGACTACTGACAAGATTCTTGACCTTCTCCGTTCTACTTTTGACTCTTTTGGCCTTGCTCTTGAAACTACTCAAATTACCACCTCGCTGGTACTGAAATTCGTTGTTGCTGTTAGATCTCGGTTTGATTGGATTGTGTGTGGAGCTATGCTTGTGGATGCCTTAATTTTGTTTGGCCTCCCATCTGATATTGTAAATAGTGTAGTTAATATTGTACACTCTCACTGGAATAATTGTTTAGCATATTTAGTTAGTTTGTGTGGAAATACTGTAGCTCAATCCGATTTCTCTTTGGAATCTCTGATCTCTGTTGTACTCTTAATTTGCGGAGCTGGCTTGTTTAAGCAAGTGCCCAGTGGCAGTGTTCTTTCTGGACTTGTTGCTGGCGTGAAAGTGTGTGGAGATGTATCTCGAGGAATGAAATGTTCTTGGTCCTTTTTCTCAGACCTGGTGAAAAGTTGTTTATCTAAATTGTTTGAATGGAAATATGGAGTGCCTGCTGACGTGCAGGAGCTCGCTAAGTATAGTGCTGATATTATTCAATGGTATACCGACGTCTTGGATCTCCTCAAGCTCTCCGTCAATGCTGATTTGAAGAAAGATCCGCAGCTTTGCGTGCGGATAGAATCTAGTTATCGACGTGGACTTGAGATCTCTCGTGGAATTAGACACCAATCTATTCCCCGGGAACATATGGCCGGTTTTATCCAACACATGTCTTTTGTTCGTGATTTGTACAAGCGCGCCAGCTCTTCTGGCGCATTTTCTTCGGCAACTCGTGTCGAACCTGTTATGGTGTATTTGTTTGGTGACTCTGGTGTTGGCAAGTCTGGTTTAACGACTATGCTTGCTGCACAACTCTGTATGATTGACGGATTACCTACTACTGACACTGGTGAATATGATTATGCTCGTGAGATTTATACTCGTAATGTAACCCAAGAATTTTGGGATGATTATTCCGGACAACGTGTGTGTGTGTATGATGACTTTGGACAACGTGTTGATTCAGTGTCAAATCCCAATGCTGAATATGACGAAATTATTAGAACTGGAAATATTACTAGCTTCCCCCTTCATATGGCTCACCTTGAAGACAAGGATAACACGCGCTTCACATCGCGTGTTGTCATTATGACATCAAATCTTAGTCCTGACCGCTTGCAAATCCCTTCTCTTTCGTGTGATCAAGCCGTTCTTCGTCGTCTGGAAAATTGTTATGAAGTGACTATTGACCCTGCCGTGACTCGTTATGAAACAATTAATGGTACTCGACACGCTCGATTAGACCCCGACAAGGTGCAGGAACACTATGGCTCCCCTCTCGCAACCGGTTTTTACCGGTTTCGTAAGTGGAACGCTAGTGTTCGTGCTCCTGTTCCTGAAGATCCTATTGTTTTTGAAACCTTAGTTACGCGTCTGACGGCCGCCTACAAACGGAAGTCGGACTCGTATCGAGGCCAGAACCAGTGGATACAAGATGCTTGTCGCGCTCGAGTGAGTGAAGTTCTCCCTGTTATTCCTCCTGGAACTGTTCCTTTGAGCATTCCTCCTCCCCGTGTACCTCTTCGTTTCCCGATTCCTATCGACGCTGACCGTACTACTTCTCCTGTCGAATTCTATGACACAGAAGACCTTGATTATGACCTTAATTTTGCTGGATTTGAATCTCCTGCCCAAGCTCAAAGTGGAGAGTTAACTGTGAACATTGTTGTTTTGAATAAAATTTTACAGGAAAATGGACCGGCATGCGTGTATCGCTGGGACATTGATTCGTCTATGCTTCTTCCTGCTGCTAACACTATTCACCTCGCCTTTACCACTGCGGTAGACGAGGAGGATGTGGAAGGTATTAGGAAATGTAGAGACGACTGGAGTAATTTGGAAACTTATGTGAATCCTGGCAAACGAGACCTTGCTGTGAAATGTGATATTCTTCGTCAAGTCCTTATATCTAGACAAGGTTTTACAGGTGCTCGACCCTTCTATTTGAAAGACCTATTTGTTTACGCTTGTGAATTTAAGAATTGGATTGCAGATCTTGTTAAGCGTTCAACCGAGTTAGTTAGAGCACATTGGTGGTGGTTTACCCCCCTTTGTGCTGTAGCTGGACTCGCTTGGGCGTTTCTCCGAGGCAAGCAAGAGACTGAGACTGAACTTCCTGATCCCATTCCCTATGTGACGTGCATGCATGAAGACATATTTAATGACGTTGGAGACCGACAATCTGTATTGCACGCTCATACGTGTGATTTCTGTGGAAAGACTGGAACGCATTCGCATTGTCTTATCGATCGAGCGTATTATGTTTCTACTCCTATTCTCTGTGAAGATTGCCAAGACGTAAAAATCAAGGTGGAATTCACAGATGAACAGCAGAACATACTACTCTCGCGCGATGGAATAAAGCGAAATGTACGCCGCACTAATGCTTGGTTAATGTATCTATTGTATCTCGACAGCATACAGGACAACAAAATCCCCATTCGAGTCACAAGCAACATTTCTCAGCTTGTGGCTAATCACCTTTCCGATGATCAAAATTCCCCTGCCGCCGTTATGATGAATTTTTCGAACTTGCCATCTGCCCCTTCCTTTATTGGAATAACCCGATATTATGGCCCCACTGTTCCTCAAAACAGTGCTTCCAGTTCTGGCTCTTCCGGTGACCCTAGAACTCTCAGACGATCTCGAAAAACTCATGTGCAATATGCGTTGCGCGGGGATGAATTAACCCCCACGTCGGCCCAGATTGCAGATGATCCCAATTCCCTTGAAATGGCCAAGAAAGTTTTGAAGAATACCTATAAGATTTCTGTTGAACACGAGGGCAGTACCTTTACTGTCCGTACTATCTTTTTGTGTGGTAGAGTGTCAATCACAGTAATGCACCTTGGGCCTCATCTCAAGAAGCCCGGTGCCGTTGTGCGATTGACAAACTATCACCAAAAGGGTGGTTACATCATCCCTGCTGAATCCATCAAATTACACGAGGTTTTGACTGCTGACGGTAATTTTACCGATCAGATGATATTAGAATTTCCTAAGTCTGTCCTTTCCCATCCGTCTCTGATTTCTATGGTTGCCGACACTGCTACTCTAAATACTTTTAAAGAGGTTCGAGCTGCACTTTGTACCTCGGAAGACGACCACACCTCCACTATTCGTACTGGAGATGTGCTTGCCCGCGACAAATTGGAATATGACTGCAATGGAATTAGATTGACTCTTCGAACTGCTTATGAATACCGTGGACTTCAGAACAGTTTTGGTGATTGTGGATCTCCACTCATCGCCATGAATTCCGCTGTGCAGCGAAAGCTGCTCGGATTTCATGTCGCTGGGCATTATGGCACTGGTTATTCCACGTGCTTTAATATCGACAACATTAAAACTGTTTTGAAGAGAATTACTCCCGCTGCGCAAATCAAGTTTGACCCCTTTACCACTCTCGAACATTTGAATTATGTTGATTGTGGTGAAGGGGACGACCTTGAAATGCCTTGCGGGGATTTCTTCCCGTTAGGATTAGTAGAAAAGCCTATTGGTGTACCCCTCAATTCGAAATTACGTCCCAGCCTCGTCCATGGTATGATCGAGGAGCTCACCACTGCTCCATCCGCGTTGCGAAGATTTCGCAATTCGGATGGTGTGTTGGTGGACCCCCTCGAGAAAGGCCTGATGAAAGCTGGAACGACTCCCCCCTATCTTGATGAATCTCTACTGTATGCTGCCGTTGAATCTGTAAAGACTGCTGTGAATGGTTGTTCCAGTGAGGAATATAGACGAGTCCTCACTGATGATGAATCTCTCCGTGGCTTGGGTGACAATTTTGCGGCAATTTGTCGCACTACATCCCCTGGTTACCCTTGGGTGCTGAATGCCAAAGGTACCCCTGGAAAGTCTAAATGGCTCGGCAAAGATGAGGACTTCCACATCGACCCTGAGGTGACAGCTGCCATGCAAACCCGCGTGGATGCTGCTCTCAGGGGCGAAAGGACGCCCGCAATTTTTGTCGATACGCTGAAGGATGAGCGTAGGCCTCTTGAAAAAGTGGCCGAAGGAAAAACCCGAGTTTTTGCTGCCGGACCGATGGATTTTACTCTGTTATTTCGTAAGTACTTCGGGGGTTTCACCGCACACGTGGTGAAAAACCGAATTACTAACGAAATCTCAGTAGGCACTGACCCGTTAGATCCTGCCCAGTGGGGGCAGACTGCCGAGAAAGTGTTATCCAAAGGACCGAAAGTGATTGCTGGAGATTTTTCCAACTTCGATGGGACGCTCCTACCCCAAATCCTAGAAGGAGCACTCGATGTGATTGAGGACTATTACAGAGGCACTGATGAGGAGGTGAAGATCCGGTACATGCTTTGGCGTGAAATCGTGAACTCCATCCATCTCAAAGGACGTACTCTGTATATGTGGACTCATTCGCAACCCAGCGGGTGTCCGATCACTGCGATCGTGAACTCGTTGTTCAATTCAATCTCCATGAGATATGTGTGGCTCTTGGT